TCAGGAAGAAGGAGAACAGCATTCTTAAATTTATTCAATTCTGTTTTTAATTCAGCTACTTCTCTTTTAAGTATCCACACCTCTTCTTGAGTATTCATGGAGCTAACCTACTAAAACCTTTTACTTTTTCATATCTTAGCACACTATCAAACCTATCGTCCATCCCTGTCTTGTGTGATATCACAAATACATTAGCATCCTTTACCACAAACCTAATAATCTTGAGGAACTCTTCAGTACCATACCCATCAAGAGAACTGTCAAATACCTCATCCATTATAAGAAGGTTTGTATTAACAGAGTTCTTATACCTTGCCACCTCCCTCCATGTAAAGAGTAGAGCAAGATCAATCCTCATCTTTTCTCCTTCACTGAAGGAAGCATAAGAAAAATTATCATGGATGGGAGACTGAACAGTTTCATTGAACTCCTCATCCAATGTAAAATTAATATAGAAGTCCATCATCTGCAGGTATCTATTGACCTGCTGATTAATTAATGGAAGATACTTCTTTATTATCTTAGACTTAACGCCACCATCCTTCAACAAACTATATGAAAAATCATGATAGCTTATAATTTCCTTTTGGGAAGATAATTTATTATAGGTGTCTTCTAAATTTTCTTTAAAGGATGCTAACTTCTCATGCTCAGTATTTCTATTTGCAAGTTGACTGGTAAGTCTTTGTATTTCCGATTCCAAATCCCTGATTTGTCGTTGACACCCAGAGATGCGAGTATTGTTTTTAGAAATGCCATGCGTTAGTGAAGTAATCTCCTTGGATAGTTTTGTAAAGTGATGCTCTCGCTCCTCCTCCTTTTTAATTGCCTCCTCTAGTTCTTCGTAACCAGATTGCAACTCCTTTATCTTATCTTGAGCATCACCAATGTTATTTAACCTAAACTCTTCTTCTATATCCTGCTTACATGTAGGGCAAACAGTATTCTCTTCAAAAAACTTAGTCTTCTTAGTAATGGTTGCTACCTTATTAGCAAGAGTTCCCTTTATGGTTCCCATCTTACGTAATTTTCCTGTAGCACCTGCTACCTTCTCTTGTTCTTTTGTTAGGTCATGAACATTATTTTCAAGCTCTGAATTTATTTTAACA